AAGTTGCAGATTTTATTTTATCAATCTGAGTAGAGTACGGAGTAAGAGTAGCTGTGCCGAGTTCGATATTTGACGAATCGTATTTAGTCGCCAAGGCGGTTTTATCTGCTTTCACAAGCAGAGCGTTGTAAATTGCTCCGCTTGTGAGATAACACGGGCTGTTATTTTTTGGCTCGCTGTCAAACGGCATTGAATCGAGCTTTCGGGCAATACTCTTGTCTGTTTTATCAAGCCTTGCTCCGAGTGAATTTTGACCGCCTCTTGCCGTGGCTATTTCGGTTTCAAGTGCAATTGCTCCGTCTGTTGCCCGTTCAATCCCCTCGTCCATATGGTTGAGGTTATCGGCATTGAGGGGCGGAGCAGAGCCGTTCACAAAGACAATTTTATTGTATTTGTTCATTTTCTTTTACTTCCTTTCCTAATCGTTTTTCGCCCTTTGATGTGAGGGCAGTTATAAATCCGTCCATTTTCTTATTGAACACAAATGTTTCGATTGTCGGCAAATCTTCAAACGGAGTTTTAATTGTGTACTTATCGCCTGCCTCAAGCCACCAATACGAAAACAGCTTAATTTTTGTCGGGCGGTATTTATATACATCACCAAAAAAATTAACAGAATTATATTTTGTGCCGATATCACTTGCTGTTGTTCTGCACCTCATCAAAATGTTATCGGAAACATACCACGAAAAATCGTTACTGTTGCCATACAAAAACGCTTTTTTATCAGCAAACTTAGCACTGTACATACGGATAGGCTCAAGTTCGTAATCTTCAAAGGATAAATCTTTGTACGAATCGATTGTTTCAACGGAAGATTGAGAATACAGCCTTTTAAAACGCATTTTTCCGTCGGCATCTATAACGGCAAAGCTCAAAGTTAACTCTGCATAAGCTTGGATTAAATCTGACAAGGTAATGTCCTTTATAACCTTTTCCACGCAGGTATCATCAAATTTCAGTGGTACACTAAAGACAGATAAGCTCGGCGGTGAAACCCCTGTAATTGCATAATCTTTGGCAAATTCTGCGATTATTGAATAAAAGCTCTTAAAATTATCGTCTTTTTGATAGTGCGCATAACCATAAGCAAAACTGCCGTCCTCGTTCTCTTTGCCTGCAAACCACAAAGACATATCCACCTTTGACATATCATAAAAAGCGTCATAGGCTGTGATTTTGACGATGTTACGCTGTTTTTTATCTCTTTGAGCCGACTGAATTTTACCGTAGAAAACAGGACATTCAACCGTTCCTGTTTCAGCAGGACAAATAAGAGTATCTGACGGGTACAAATCATCTGACGGATACAGCTCTGATTCAAGATATGTTGCCGTTATGATGACCTGTACCGTCTTTCTTATCAAAGCCGAGCAATCATAATCAATGAGTTTCACGCTCATTTCAGAGGCTATGCAACCGCCGAATTTCAATTCTTTTTCAACGATTTCATTTTCAAGTGAAAAGCTGTCAAGCACGATACTTTCGCCGGTTATATCTTCAAAACTACCGTCAGGAGAATGCAGGGCAACGGTGTTGTAAAGTGTGTTCGTTTTCAGCTTATCAGCAATTTCTTTAGATACAAGCATTTTTAAGAATCACCCCTTAATACTCAATCAGCTCAACCGTAATCGGCTGATAGGTTATATCATTCTTTTCAGCATTCATTACGGTATATTCAATATCAGGAATATAAAAATAAGAGGTGTAATAGCTGTTCGTTTCATCGTTCCAATAAGTTACCCTGCACTTTCTCTGTAACTTATTTGCCATTGAGAGGTTGATAATCGACTGAAAATCAATCTTTTCGTCAAGATGAAGAATGTGAGTTGAAAACGAAATTTTTGTTTTGTAATTTGGCAGCGTTGCCCTTTGAAGCGTACCGTTCTGATCTCGTTCCGCAGAAGTTTCAAGTCGCTGATTCGGAGTTGATGAAAATGCGGTAATGTACTTATTCGGCATTATGTTGTTGCCGAATTTAAGCAAATAGCCGTTATAATTTGACATATCATTTCCCCCTTTATGCGAATGCGGATTTACCGTTGTGTCTGCGTCTGTAAAGCTCATCCTGTCTTATCATTTCTTCAAAAAGCGTTGAACCCTCAAGTTCTGCCGTAAACGAATAAGTGTTGCCGCCGTTATTGCGAAAGATAATGAACATTTCATAAATGCGTTTAAGCAGGTCAAGAATTTGTGTGAGAATCACTGTATCCTGACCGCCCGAATTGTCGAGCATCCCCTGTAACTTGTTAAGAGGAGAAATAACCTCAGGGTTACCGCTGTTAGCGCCTGCGTTATCGCCGACAACCGCAAGTGTCGGAGCTTTAACAATACCGCCTTTTGCAAATTTTCGTGCCGGTGATTCCGTGGGTTCTTCAAATCTCGGAATAAGAGGCGGATTTTCAGGCATTGAAAAGCTCCAATCCTGTCCAAAAGCCGCTCCGATAATACCCGCAATTCCGCCGATTGAATTAACAACACCCGAAACGAAATTATAAATGCCCGTCCACAACGCATTTATGCCGTCAATGATAGCGTTTATAATAAACTTAAACACGGCACAAATGCCGTCCCAAATACCTTTGAAGAAGTCGTAGATACCCTGCCATGCTTTGTTCCAATCGCCTGAGAAAACACCTGTAATGAAGTCAATTAGACCGCCGAATGTTTTCTGTATAGAGGTAACCAACCCACCGATAAATGTAAACACATTATCAAACACCCTTTTTACGGCATTGAAAACATTCTGAAATATAGGTCCCCAAAAACTGACAAGCCAGTTTACAAACGGTGACAGGAAGTTATTCCACACGGTTGAAACACAGTCTGCAACCTTGCCGAAGAAGTTTATTGCACCTTCAAAAACAGGCTTCAGCCAGTTTTCCCAAGCTGACTTTACTATTGCTACGATAAAATCCCACGCAGGCTTAATCCATTGATTGTAAACATTCATCAGGGTTGTGCCGATGTTGGTAAACATATTGCAGATATTCTGAAAAATCTGCTGTCCGTTGCCGTTCCACCATTCGCTGATAATTGTTCCGATATCTCCGAAAATCTGACCGATAAAGTCAAACACATCTGCAAACTGCAATTGTAAATTTTCAAGAAATTCTGTGATTGTTGCACCGTCATTTTCAGTCCATTCAACAAGGCTTTCGGTTGCGATTGAAAACGCACCCGAAACAACTTCGCCGACTGAACCCGCAAAGGTTGTAAGACCGCTTAAAAGATTGGAAATTGATTCTTCCATTTGAGGGCGAACATTGTCAATTGCATTGCCTGCAAGTGTACCGAAATTATCAAAAAAGATTGAAAGATTGTTATAGCCGTTTGTAAGATTGTTGCCTATGGTGTCTATAAAGCCGATAATCTTTTCCCTGTCTTTTGAAATCCACTTAGCAACACCGCCTGAAATGGTCTGAAACGACTTTCCGCCGATTGTCGCAACCGCTCCGAATGCAGAGCCGATTGCCCCGAGTTTTGCAGAACCGACCTTTTGCATTGTGCCGAATGCCTTTTGAACTATGGGAACAGCATTATCAAAAACGGTCTTGCAGTTCTTGCCTATAGCTGACCAGTCAACCTTGTTAATACCTTTCTGTACATTCTCGACAAAGCCTTTGAATCCGCTTTTTTCGTATAGATTTTTGAATGCCCCCGAAAGGTTTTTGCTTGTGTCCTTGACAACATTCTTTGCAACAGCTCCGCCCGATGAACCGCCCGATGAGCTTTTTGATGAAGATGTATCTGACTTTGAAGAACTATCGGTACTTGAAAGCACATTCAGCTTATCAAAGCCCGCAACACTTCTCTTTGCTTTTTCGGAACTTTTCTGAACATTATCAAGTGACTTTGAACTGTCATCTGCCGTATTCGTAAGGCTTTTGGCAGAATCGGATGCAGATTTGATATTGCTTGCGGTGTTGTTGCCTGTATCCCAGCCGAAGACCTTTGAAAGCGATTCAACCGCACCTTTGGCATATTCCGTTAAAGTTGCAAGTGCGGAACTCAACCGCTTTACAACCTGAGTTGCCACCTGAAGAATAGGCTGACCGACTACGGCAAGGAGCTGTTTCCAACTTTCTCTGAGGTTGCCCGTTACATTCTCCCAACCGTCTGCTTCACGGCTTGCCTGTCCCATAGCACCCGAAAGCTGATTAGCGTCCTTGACCATTTGCAAAAGCGTGAGCTGTTTCTGCGATTCCGACAAATCCGTAAATGACTTGCCATACAGCTTATTAGCCGCCGCATTTCGTGTGATTTCAGTACAGGACAAACCGAGTGCGGCATCATTTTCAAAGTTGCCTTTGAGAAACGATTTCAGGCTTTCTGCGGTATCTTCAAGCGAACGGTCATAATATGCGGCACTATCGGCTGTTACCTGCAAAGCCTCCTGCATCATACCCAAAGCACTTGAACTGTCCATTCCAGTAGTTTTTGCAAAGGCATAAATGCTTGTGCCGACGCCCTGCAATCGGGTTTCAAGAATACCGCTCTGATTGGCAACGCTCTGAATGGCTGATTCTGCCTGTGACTGCATTGTGCCGAATGTCTGCTCAAACTGCGAATTTGCCGCATTGACTTCCGCAGCCGATTCAATGCACTGCTGACCGAACTCCTTGATTTTTGCAACAGAAAAAGCGGCAACCACAGCCATTCCTATTTTCTTAAACGAAGATGAAACCGAATTGCTTAATTGCTCACCGCTGCCTTTGATGTTTGAAAACTCTTTTTCGGTTTTCTGAGAAACGCCCTCTGCAACCTTTGAAAAGGACTGTTTCATATCAGTGCTTACATTTTCAAAATCTTTTGAAAGACTTGAAAACGCCGAATCAAACTTTTTGGTAATTGAATCGGAAATCTTATGCAATGTTTTTGAAATATCATCACCTGTCAGCCTGACATCAAGCTCAATTTCACCCGCCTTTGTCGCCATATTCACCACTTCCTTTCATTTTAGATTCTTTAAAAACAGGCATAAAAACAGCGCACACCGTTATGATGTACGCTAATAAAATTTTGCAAAAGAACAGCCACCCCGTTTGGAGTGGCTTTTTGTTTTATTTGTTGAGTTCGTAGTATTTGATGTCGATTTTCGGAAGTGACACATTGTTGCCCATTACGGTTTCATATGTATAGTCGCCGTCACAAGTTCCCCAGAATGTGATTACATCATCTTCAAGGAGTTTGTCCGCGCCGTCTGGAATTTCTACTGTTGCGTAGATTGTATCAGTCCACAATGGTTCATCAAGATACTCATTTTCTTCTTTGGTTATATTGATTCTCAGGTCAACCGAATCACCCCAGCCTTCCTGAACCTGAATAATCTGACCTTCAAACTTGTAGTCATTACCTTTGTACTTGTCAGGGTTTCTTGAAAGAGTTTTAAAGTCGATTGTTTTGCAACCGTCTTTAAATTCTTTTTCAACCTTCTTCGGGTCTTTAGTAGGCTTTTCTGTTGCAACTTCTTTTGTGGTCAGTGCTTCTGTCGCTTTTTCAGTTGCTTTTTCTGAACTCTGATTTGCAACAGTAGTTTCCTGCTTTGATTTGTTTGAGCTGCTGTTACCGTTAATTGCACCGTTTACACCGCCAACAATCATAATAGCAACAACGATAATAACCCAAAAATACCAACGCTTGTAAATTTTCTTCTTCGCATTTGCAGGATTTACGGTTGCCGAGGTTGAATCGTTTCCGCCAAAGCCTGCACCGCACTTGTCGCAAAATTTTGCATCGTCCTTTAATTCGTTTCCGCAATGTGGACATTTCATAAACATACACTCTCCTTAATAAATTTGTTAGTGTATGTTACATTTTATCACTATGTATTAACATTGTCAAGAATTTTGTAGATACAGCGAAATTTATGTACAAATTTACAGATTAGCGAAGAAGTTTTGAAATTCTGCAAGAACGGTGTTCATATCTTCGTCTGAATAGTGCTTTGCATTCCTTGACCGCCACTTGTTACGGATTTTGTGCTGTGACGAAGTAAAGTTTTTCAAGACCTCTTTGTCGGTTTCAAGGCGAATTTGAACCGTTCTTGCAAGCGGTGTTTCGGGCCCTAAGCCTTGCAGAAGTGAGCAGAACTCATTCCAACTCATTTTTGCAAAATCCTTTGAATAAATACTGACCCCGTACTCCGAGCGAAAGCTCGACACGATTAAATCAAAGTCATCAATCAGGTCGTAGCCGGGGTCTGAGCTTCCCCCTCGTCAGTCAAATCGCCTGTTGCAATTTTGGCGGATTCGCTGATAAGGGCGTTGAAATCGTGCATATTCAGCTTTAACTTTTCAATCTTTTCTCTCTCGGATTCATCAAAAAGAAGATGATACATTTCGATAACATCTTTACTTTTACCGTTGCCGTCCTCAAAAAGTGCCGCAACTTTGAGCATTGAAACTGCGTCATTGTTGATTGCAAGGTCAACATTTTTAACTCTGACGCTCGGCTTTTCCTCAAAATTAAGTTTGTCTGTAATATCAATTAACTTTGACATAATCGTTCATTCCTTTCATTTTTTAAGCGGCTGCTGTATATACCGGCTTGCCGTTTGACATAACTTCAAATTCAAGCGGAGCAACACCCGTGCTTGCGCCTGCACCGTTTGATGTAACGGATACAACTGCATTTTTAAAGAGGACGGTTGAGCCGTCGGGGAAAGTCCACATAAACGGAACTTCTACCTTTCTGCCGTTTTCAAATGACAATGCGGCAATCTGGTCGTTACCTGCGTCACCGATTGTACGCTTACCCTTTACCGAAATTGTAATTGACTTAGCAGTCATAAGCCTTGACTTCCAGCCCTCGTTTTCAAAGGCTGTCCATTCCTCGACACCGTTGTCAAATGCAACGGAAAACTCCTCGCAGTTTGCGATATTAGTTGTGGCTGTTTCTGTGCCTGCCTTGCCGACTGCAAACTGATTTTCATAGCACGGGAATACTCCCGATTCTACTTTTGCCATAAGATTACTTCCTTTCGTAATAGAATTTAACTTCAATGACCTGCTCATACACTCCCTTATCGTCTGTTCCCACATCAATGGGTTCTTCCGTGAGCAGTTCGATTATATAGATTTTGTGTTCCTTAATTTCAACATTTTTAATGCCGTAAAGCGTTTCGTAAAGTCTGCGTGCAAACTCCTCGGTTTCTCTTGCGTTGTCGGTGTAATGGATAAGCAAAGACACGCTTATTGTATCGTAGGTGCTTTCACCGCCGATTGCCCTTGTGGGTGTTCCCGACTGCTTTAATGAATACACACCGATTGACCTGTCCTGCTTGTTGTCGAGCTTGCCGATGTAGTAATGCTCGGCATTTGAAATACTTTTCAACCAATCTCTGATGTCTGATAAATAAATCACAGTCCTGCTTCCTTTCTGAAAAGCCTTACAAATGCTTTACTGCAAAAATTCTGCCGTGTACCGCCCTCAAGCCACGGTGAGAACCATTTACCGCCGGCGGCAATGTTTTCCTTACGGCTGAAATTATACTCGGGATGAAAATACAACCGCCTTGCATACGGAGTGCTTGACACGATTTTAACCGTGCCGTTCCAACTCTGCACACAATCTTCAAAGGTATTTTCGTTCTGAAGATTACCCGTATCAAACGGCATTACCTGCGTGTTTTTCACCTGTTTAAGAAGTGCGTCACCTGTCTGTTCAAGAGCCTGTTGCTTTGCCCTATCAAGCTGTTTTACAACAGGCATATTGAGTTTGATTTTTGATGATACCGAAAATCCCATTAAATCACATCCAATTCCGTAAAATTAACTTTGCCGTCGGGGTTGCGGTGTTTTGTACCCTGTACGATGTTTCGTTTTACGCCGTCAAGGATTACAAAGCCACCACTTAAAGTGGGGCTGTCGGGGGCAATATCGCCGTCAAAAAGCAAGGCAGCCGACACCTGAACAATTTTCTGCTCTTTGGTATAGACCGTCTTTGCCTTTGACTGCACATTGCACACAGCGTTGCCTCCGCATAATATATTTGACGGATAAAGATTTTCGGAGGGATACAGGTTTTTGCACTCAAATGCGATAACAGGAGAGCCGTCCTCGGTTATTCCCTCACCGTAGATTGTGACCTCGACAGGAGTTTTGCAGAACTGCTTTTTTACAAGTGACGGAAATTTCACGGTTTTCACGCACCTTTCAGATTGCAGGATAACAAAGTCCTGTTGATTTTAGCAACGCATAGAGGTCGGCAGGAATTGCCACTCCGCTGATACACATTAAATTCCAGCTTGCGCCAAATTCCATTGATGTGCCGTTGATTGAATAGCTTTTCAGGTAGGAAGAAATCATATCGGCATTTTCTTCTTCAAAAGCAGTAAGTCTGCTATGCACTCTGCCGATGATTCTCTTCTGCATTTCCGAAAGTTTTTCAAAATCAATGCGGTTAAAAGTCAGAACATCAATGTGTTCGGCAGAGATAATGCTGTTTTCATCTCCGCCCTGATGTTCAATGTAATCGGCATACATTACGCAACCGCCGTTGTGTCAACATCGGCATAAATGCTGTCAATTTTGCCGTCCTTGCCGTTCGGGAATACGAATGTGTCGGAAAGTGAACGGTTCTGATAGAGCCAGCCGTCACCCTCTGTGTGTGAGCCGGGAGCAAAGAAGTAAATGCTTGAAATCTTCGGAACAGTCTTGCAGGTTTCACCGCAAGCAACAAGAACATTGATTTTGTGAGCACCTGTTGCAGGCTCAAAACCGCCGTCATCGGGGTTAAAGTTGAAGTTATCGTAGAAACGCTCATCGTCAATAACCTCGATGATAGGGCAACCGTCAATCTCGGTCACTCTTGTTTCAATGCCGATACCGCCCTCTGCAATCTGTGTAAGCTCAATCTTACGAGTGAACTCTGTTGACTGTTCAAGGCAGTCCATAATGTGAGATGTCACATAGGCAACAAGTGTGCCTCTTGCCTTGTATCTGCGGAGCTTGCCGGCAGAGAGAATTGTTTTGAGCTTTGAATAAGCGTTCTCCTTAGTCCACTCCGATGTCTTTGTTGAAGAATGGTAGCCGTCTGTTGCCTGTGCCTTTGCGGCAACCTTTGAGAAGAAAAGTGCATCGGTTTCGGGAGCAACCTGTGTCTGCTCAAACACCTTTGAAATATTCTCAACCTTTGCGGTTGCGTTAGTTTCGTCAACATCTGCCTTATCCACAAGAAACTCAATATCTCTGTCGTGCTCGCAAGTGAAAGGAACATCAGTCTGAACATACTTACCCTTGTTCCAACCGCCGTTGCGATTGTGGTTCTTAAAGCCTGATGTACTCATCTGTGTGAAGTGGAATGTTCTTGCACCAACCCACTTTACATTTGAAGTGATGAACGGTGATGTAAGTGTACCCTGAACAAGAATTTCGAGCAGGTCAGGGCTGAACTGCTCAGCATAGTTATTTGTGTTTGCCATAATTTTTCAATCCTTTCTTTAGTTAAATATTAAATCTGTTCCATTTTTTGGTAGGAACATTAACCTTTGGTTTTGTGCCGTCCGATGTACCGTTGCCGTCACCGCCGATTTTCTTAACTCCTGTGCCGTTCTCGGCAGGTTTGCCCTTGAGTGCGGGGATATCGTCAAGCACCTTTTTAACCGCCTCGGTGAGCTTTTCGGCATTGACCTTGCCGTCTGTCACAGCCTTTGAAAAGTCTGCAATTTTAAGCACATACGGAACGGTTGCAATGTCAACGCCCTGTTTTACGGCTTCGAGGGTTGCCGACTGATTGACTTCTGCCATGAGCTTTGCGTTGTTTGCAGATTCAACTTCCGACTGCATTTTTGCAAAGTCGGGGGTGTTCTTGGCTTTCTGCTTTTTAAAAGCACCGATAGCCTCTTTCATCTCATCGGCTGACAATCCCTGCTCCTTAAAATATGACTTCAAAACGGTGTCCTCTGTCACGCTCTGTTTGCCTGTAATAAGGCTTGCGAGCTTGTCGTAATCAAAGGCAGGAGCGTTTCCCTGTGGAGTTCCCTGCGGTGCAGGTGTCGGTTCATTTGGGGTTGGTGTTGGATTTGGTTCTGCCATTTTTTCATATCCTTTCAGTTTTTCGGGTGTCTCCCGTAATCAGTTTATAGAGTGTCTCTCTGTTTCAGTTTTGCACGGTGTCTCCCGTAGTTTAATGTCTTCGGACAATAAAAAAGCACCTTACATATTCGTAAAGTGCTTAATCTGCTGATTCTGTTTTCTTTGCTCTCGGCTTTTTGGGAGCGTCAGGCTTGACCTCTTCTGCAAAACCACCGTCAATGAGTTCCTTTGCTCTCTGCTCGGAGCATTCAAAAACTTCATTCACAGGCCGGGTTACATAACCGTTCTGCCTGTCGTTAAATGCTGTTGTTACTCTGATTTTCATTCTGTCACCACCTTTCAAAACCGGTCGAAATCAACGGGTTTAAATGCAAAAAGCACCCTATAATCAACATTGCTGTCGATTATAAAATGCTCAATTCGTAATTTTATGCTGTTTTTGTGAATTGCATATAACAAAACCGCCCTTTTTACGGAGCGGTTAGATTATGCCACTATCTTTTAGATATTGCATTTTTTGTTTCTCTCTAAGCTTACTGTAAAGCGCTTCAGCATCTTTAGCTTCTTGTGGAGCATCTTCACGCAAAGTGACATTTAAACCATTTGTTACAAGGTACGGCTTAAACGCATTCCATAGAGATTTTTGTTCTTCAGTTTGTATCAATCTCATACCATCATCACCCTAAAAGTTTGCTGACTCTGTACTCGTTATACACTTCATCCATAGCTTTATCTTTTAAGCATTCAAAAGCATACTCACTTATATCCTCTATATTATAACCGTTATTTATCAATTTTTCAACCTTTGGAGCATAAATTTTATTAAGGTAATCGCAATATTCAAAATAATCGTTAATACCTCCGAATTTTGCTCTGTAATTTTTAGCGTCTTGCCAATGAATCAGTTCGTGAAGAATTGTACTCAATCCGTCTTGCGGACAAGCCAAGTTTTCTTGTAAATCTGACAAATCACTTGTTGAAAAGTATGCTGAATTGACATTTAGAACATTTTGCATTGGCATATATGAAGCAATAGCATTTACTCGCATTTCTTCGGGAGTGACAATACAAATTTCAGGTTTTCCGCTTGTTTCAACCTCTCCGAGCATATCAAACGCTTTTCTCACTTGCATATCAAAATCATGAAGTTCTTTTCGTTTTAGCTTTACCTTATCTGAAATATAAACATTGTCACACAATGTATTTGCCTTGCGGGTATCAATTGTAATTGTTTCGCCCTCAATTTTGCGTTCAAAAGTTTTTGATATATCTTCCTTAAAAACAGGTCTGTAATATTTTTGTTCATCAGTCTTCAAAGAAAATCGTTTTGCCTTTTCTTCAAGCGTATTCGCCCTATCGTGCCACTCATCGGCTCGGGTTTGGGCAATGCGTTTATTGTCCTTATCAAGACTGTATTCGGCACGGCGGTCAAAGCGTTCTGCCTGTCGCTGTGCATACTGCTGTTTTTCCTCAATTCCTCGCTGACGGTCAAGCTCTTTGATTTCATAGTCAGACAGCGGTGCGTCCAAATCATCAAGTTCGGGATAATATGTACTTGTGCTGTCCTTACATCTCGGATGAAACAAACCGTTCTTGATTGCGGTTGAGAGAAGCGGATAGTTTCCGTCTGACTTTTTGCCGTTTGAATAAACATCGTCAATAAACACCTTGCCAATATATTTTGCACAATCGGGGCAACCGCCCTGTCTTGAGTTCACAACAACTAGGGATACTCCCCATTCGGCTCGCTTTTCGCCCTCACCACGCAGATAGGCTCTTTTGTTGGCTGTTTTAACCGCCATATCCGCATAATCCGAGAGCGTATGCCTTGCACCGTTTTTGTATTCCACACAATTAAGACCTGCGTTGAGCATATCTTTACAAGCCATATCAACGGATTTTTCGTATGTAACCGCACCCGTGTTCATTGCAACCTGTGCGTTAAAAATCGCCTTGCGGTACTTGTCGTTGCTCATACGCAAAACTGCCGTTTCTGCCCTTTTTAAATCGTCTGTGGTCGATTTTATGAGTGCGTCAAGTTTACGGTCATTCACCTTAAAAAACTCGGCTGTGCTGTGTGCTGACGGCTTTTTCGGGGCTTTGAAACCGTCCTTGACAGCTTCAAGAATTTCTGCCTCCTGACTTGCATTTCCGTCAGCTTTGGCGGTGCGAATCATCTCTTCAACCTTGCCGTTAATGGTTTTGAAACGCTTGCCGAATTTCTTTGCGTTGTGCTTACGGTACTCTTCAAGACTTTTGAGCTGTTCAGCCTGCCATTGTGTCCAGTTGTAACCCTCTTTGGTTTCTTCGGCTCTGTGACGGCTGAAATTTCTCATCATGCTGTCAATCAGTTCATCTTCGATTTTTTCAAAGGCTTCTCTGATATTGTAATCACTCATTGTTTACCTGTGTATCGTTCTGTTCGGGATTGCTTTCGGTTTTTTCTGCATTATTTTCCGTATTTTCTTCATCATCTGCGTTATTGTCAGGTTTTTCTGTGTCGGTAAGGTCCACATCGTTAAGCTCCGACTTTTCTTCTTCGCCTGCAATGCCCTGCTCTTCCTTAATTCTCTGCACCTCTTCGGCTTTCCAATCCTCCGACTTGCTGTCGCCGTAAAGCTCATCAACCGAGGTTTTAACTGACATCAAACCGCCCTGTCTTGCTTTTGACACGGTTTCAACCTGACTTTCAAAGCTCGGATTTGCATATTCGCCGAAGTTTACGGACACTTCCAAGCCCTCAACAATACCCTTGCCGTTAAGTTCACCGTCTGCATTGAGTACAACTGCTACAAGGCTTTGAAGTGCGTTCTGCGTAATTTTCACAAGGTTCTGCCTTGTGTAAAGGGTTGTCTTTTCCTTTTCACGCTGAGCGTCTGCATTATCAAGCTTCTTCGTATCAATGCCGAGAGTTGACGGCGATATAATGCCCTGTAAGCAGAGGTCGAGGGCAGTAATGTATGAACTCAAATAGCTTTCGTGCTGAATCTGCGGACTTTCGGTGTAAATCCTGTTGCCGTTGCCGTTTTCAGACATATCGTTGCCAACGGTGATAAATCGGTTGTCAAACGGATTTGGCGATATCGGCTGACAGGTTTCGGGATTTCTCGGAACAAGGCAACCAGGCACATACTGCTTTGTTCGGCAGGCTCTGAGTGCGTCCATCCACTGTGACCACACTTCATCAAGGCTGTCGAAAGCGTCTGTTTTTATGCCGATAATGCCCGCACCTCTGCCCTTGTGGCACGATTTGCCGTAAAGGACAGGTACAGCCCACATATATGATTCGTCAAATGTAACGCCCTTTGAATCAATCCACGAAAGAGCGTCAACCGTGTGCAGGTCAATCTCTTTGCCGTTGTCATCATACAAAGCATAGTGAATATAGCCGTAACCGTATGTTTCTTCAAAACGGTAACGGCGGTGTTTTTGCGTGTAATCGGTGTAAAACTTAACCTCTCGGATTCTGCCACGCACATATGTAAAGTCGATGTTTTCGGCAGGATACCATTCAACAATCGGAACATCTGATACAGCCGTGTCAAAGCTGACCTTAAAAGCACCGTCACCGACAACACATAGGTCACGGAGCATTTGCTTAACCGTGTCGGATAACTTGTTCTGCTTTTCAATGTCTTCCCAACGCTCTGCATAAGCGGTTGAATTTTTACTTGTAACATCTGTGCCGTTGTAGTCGGCAATTACGATATTCACAAGCGTTTCGCAGATGAGTGCCGGCAAGCCCGTGTGTATTTTACGGATTTCAAGCCCCTTTGTGCTTTTTGCCGCCCAAAACATAGTTTTGTTTGTATCAATCTGCCTGTACAGCTCCGCAAGCTGTCTGCTGTTGCCCCAATACCAAATGCGATTGATAAAGCACTCGGTCAGATGATTGCTTGTTTCGGTGACGGTAATTGTTTTGTCGCTTGCAGGAGTAATCTGCAAAAAGTTTTTAATTCCCGATCTGATAGATTCAGCCATTCTGTTAATCAGCCCCATTTATTTCACTTCCAATAATATTTTTAAACGGCAGCCACGCATATTGACCGCTGTTAATGCAATGGTCGTGACCGTCCTCAGGTGTGTTGTCTTTATCCTCTCGCCAGCTGTAAATTTCAAACTCGGCAATCGTGTTTTTACAATGTTCAAGCACAAAATAACAGTCGGTGGCAAGCCAGCCGAGTACAAGATTGATTCGGTCGATAATCTTCGTTTTCTTCCATGCATTTGCAAAGTCATAGACACAGCCGTGCTGTCGCTTATACTTTTGAAATTCGGTAATAGTCGCTTGGTCGGCGCTGTCAATAAAAGCCGTGCGTGCAAAGCCCCATTCATCACGGTTGCGGTCAAGAAAATCAATAAAATTCTTCACCGTGTCACTCGGGGCAATAGGTGTTTGCATTTCAGCGTTGTTATAAACTCTTTCATCAAGCTGAACACACTTGCCGTGATTGGTAATGCCGTAAAATGTCATTGCGATAGTGTCAGGCGACTTTTGCGAATAGGCGGTATCAAGACCTGCGGTGAACTGAACAAAGTGTTCCGACTTGCGGTTACAGTTCAAAAACTTTTCTGCCCACTCTTTTGATTTGATGTGTCTTGTCCTCTCAAAATTCGGGAACACAAGTCCTGTTGCTCTGCCTCGCAAACCTAAGATTTTATTTTTATAGAGCTTTGTACCTTTCGGTGCAGAGTTCTTTTTCTTTTCAATCTGTTCGGGTGTAAGACTTAAATTATCGGCAAAAGAAAAGAACCAATACCGCCAATTCGGTACAGGTTCTTCGGTAAGCTCCGCCGTAATCTCGGGAGGAACATCGTTTTCATATTTTTTAAAAGGACGGGAGCGGTTGACAAACTCCTTATACACAGGCAGGCTCGGATCATCGGGATTCAGCGTTGCAAGCATATAGTCATTACGGGTTGACATCTCTCGGATAAACTCGATATCGGCGGTGTTGATTTCGTCAATATAAACGCACCCAAACTGCGCACCGAGAACCATTTCCCACTTATCCCGACTGCTGTAACCGAGAATATAGATAATTTTGTCCTCAAACTTGATATGCGGGAGCTTGTAGTCCTTGTCGCCGTTGCCACAGTAAACTGCGTTACGGTGCAGGTCGAGAATACCGTTATCCTGCTGAATAATGGTTTCTTCGGCTTTACCAGTTGTCTTGGCGGCAATGGCGTGTATCTTCTTTTTACTTTGCGACACCATTCGCATAAACTTAACGCCTGCTCCGACGGTAGTTTTGCCGGACGCTGTAGTTCCTTCAAGAAATTCAGCCGACACATTTGTTGTGTTGATAAAGTCGATATACTTTTGTGACAACGGGAATTTGTTACTCACTCAGTCCCTCACCACCCAACTGTCTGAACACATCGGATAGCTTTTCGGACTGCTCAACCTTTGCGTCAACCTTAACGGTGTATTCGCCCGTCATCTTGTTGAGCGTGTCAATCGCCCTGATTCTGTCGGAGGTGTCCTGCCCGTCATTCCTTGCAATGTCAGACAAAGCAACCTGTCTGTCCTTTGCACTCATAATGCGCTCGTCCTTGAGCTTATCGGAAAGCTCCTTGATGTATTTTGAAACTCCAACTTTCTCCAACAATTCATACGCTCTTGCGTTTGCGTAATTTTCTGAATATCCTGCCTGTATCGCACTCTGAACGGTGTTACCGCTCTGCGCATAATATTCCGCAAACTTTCTCTGCCTTGCATTTAATTTGTCTTTCACGGTATCACCTCTCTTTGTCTGAAAATTCTAAAAATAAGCAAAAGAAAAGAGAGTACTAAATGCACTCTCAATTAATCAGTATTAAGCGTTAAATCATTAATTCTGTCATTCAATTCTGCCAGTGTATTTCTTAATATCAAACAGTCTTTAGGCGTAAGTAATTTATTGTCCTTATTGTTAATCAATAAACTATTAACTCTCAACAATTTTTGATAACAGGAAATAAGTAAATCAAGATTATTGGGATTGTTTCTCAATGCATATCGACATTCCATAAGCAAGCTTGCAAATTCACGATTATTAAGGTCAACATTTAATTCGTCACTAACATTTGGCGTATTAGAAAACATTCTTATTGAATCTTCAATAGCATCTAACTTTGAATATATTGATTTCATCATAAATCTATCGAAAACGACCTCATCAACTTTGGAATTATCTACAGTTGCATTTTCTAAATTTGCTATACTCATTAACGAAAATGAACCATTTTCATAAGTTTCCTTTATCGCATTAGCAATATCATCTTTTGCCTTAATAACATTTTCATACAACCTATCTCTCTTATAAAAAACAGTATTTATTCCTGCTACATCAAAAATTTTATCAGTAGCATCGTCCTGTATCAAAACTACTTTTTTACCATAGGCTTGTCGAATTCCTAATTCATACATAACATTCGGATTTCTTGAACTTAAATCGCAAATTGCCATATCACATTCAACTAAATTTTTCAAAATTTTTTGCATTATCGAATCACATATTTGATTGCTATCTGCTCTTATAGGTTCAAATCCTGCTTCTTTGACAGCAGGAACAATTATCTGTTCGTATATTTTGTCAAAATGACCTGCAGGGTATTTCGGCTGATCTGATATAGGCATTATAACAAAACAGGTTTTTGCCTTACTTTCTTCGCTCATATGTAGCTCTCCTTAGTTATTATATACCACTAATCTATCATATTATTTGACACAATTCAACGAATTTTACATTTTTCTGCAAACCGCACAATTAAGAAAGTAATAATTTGTATAAAATAACCACACACAACACAAAACCGCCCTCAAACGAGAGCGGTCTGTGCAATTTTTATCTTAGGAGAGTTTCACATATGTCCTGTTTGTCAAACTTTCATAATACCATTATACGCAGGGTAAGGGTGACATTCAATGACATTTTAAAATAATTTTACGAAAAATCGAACTTTTTTCGGAATGCCTGTAACGCTTCGCCGTGCAACCTCAGGGTATGCCTTACGCTCATTTCCATACACTCTGCAATATCTTCCCACCGATGACAATTTATGTAATACTCGGTCAAAATCGCAATGTAACGGTAATCATCAAGTGCGTTGATTTTACTGCGAATTTCAGTTTTCAACCGTACAAGATTGTCAATCTCCCGATTGATTTCAGCCTGTAGGTCTGCAATCCTGTCAACAATCCGCATAGGGTCATTAACTCCCGATGTCTTAACAGGTTCGTTTTGCTTAACCGATACCTGTGCAATATTCAGCCTAAGTTTCGACAGCTCGTGTTCTTTCGTTCTGATCAGCTTATCCGAAACCCTGACCGAATATAAATAATCTTTAACCGTCAATCCGCATCACGCTCCTCCTCGTCAAGCATACCAAGTTTCTGTGCCAACGCAATAACAGCGTTTACAATCAAATACAAATCCTTACCTTTGATGTTACACATATTAAAGCAAACATCGCCCTCATCATCGTTATCAAGTTTACCAAAATCAATAACAAGTCCCTTTGTAATCGTCTTGCTTTCATTGTTATCGTAATTAACGGTAATGTTTTTAATATCTTTCATTCTTCTACCTCACTTTCAAGCCAATGTTTTGTACAGTCAATACAGCTGCCATTGAATCGCTTTTCCATAGGACAGCCGACATACGGAGTTCCATACGGGCAGTCGAAAAAATTCATACAACTCCGAGCCATTTCATCAATTGACATCTGTTTGATTTTTTCAAAGTTTGTCACTGTTTTCACACCGCATCTCAACAATTCATCTGTTGTGATGTTAAATAAATCCGCTACAGCTATTATGGTTTCGATATTAGGCTCAAATTTTCCCTGCTCATAGTAAGATATACTTGTTCTGCTCAAATAGAGCTTTTCACCCAACTCATCTTGCGTTAATCCATTTTTAAGTCTTAACGCTTTTAGCTTTTCCGAGAATGCCATCACTTTTCACCGTCCTCAATAGGCTGATTCCAGCACTTTACACAGTTACCGTCTTTTCTGCAATCATCTATGCTCATAAGCCCTAAACGATAAGGACAAAAATTGGGTGTTCCATTATCCTCAAGCGAAATGTTTGGATAGTTTTTCAAAAGCTCTGTAAGATATGTCTTTGGCGGATGCTCATCGCTCCACCGCTGAACAGCTTCGATTGCTTGTTCAGAATAATACATTTCAAATTCTAGACACGGTAAACCTTCACCGTTATTATTACTGCACAAAGGACAGTTGCCACATTTAATTTCACACAGTCCGTTCTTTGTTCTTTTTGTCATCTTCAACTTTTCGTTGAAGTAGTTTGTAGTTTTCGTACAATCAATCATTTTCTTCGTCTCCTTCAAAATTAACAACTTTTCCATTGTCGGTGTAATCTCGTTTGTCAAATTCAAGTTTCAGCTTGTCGATGATAACCCTGTCGATATGTTCCCAGAACACCTCGTCAGTGTCAGAGTGTTCAATTATTTCGGTCATAGACTTTAGTGCCTTTGCACATCTGTCACGGCCAAAGCCGAAATCTTTATGCAAGGCATACAGCATTGTTTTAAATACTCTGCGCGTGATGTCTTTGTTTTCTTTTTCTCGGATCTGTTCATATGCGCTTTTTGCAATCCGTTCAGCTTCCTGTTTAAGCTGTTTCGGAATCTTAGGTGGTATTCTCGCTTTCATCGTTTGCTCTCCTTTCGTCAATCTTATCAAGTGCAGTTACAATCAACGAGCTTTTGGCTTTGGTGTCCATAAGCTCTGCCTGATAGTAAAACCGACCCGTTGTATTCCGTCTGATGATACAGCCTTTCAGAATGTATTCTGCTCCATTGTACAGCACGGTTCTTTCAAGGTTGCGTTTAACTTCCGAGATATTCACAGTTCTTCCACCTTGATGTAAATACCCGAAACCTCTGCCCAAAACTTTTCACATATCTCACTTGCAACAAGTGCGTCATCAGACCAAAAGCCGATAGCGGTCATACAGTCTTTTAGCATTTTTTGCAGATTGTCTGTATCGGGCTTTGTTATACGATATTCGCCGTCCTGATGTTTACCACGAGGGAAGCACCACTTTGTTATTAACCTGACACCCGACTTGTACGGGTCTGACGGTTTAAACTTTGCTAAATGTGACATGAGCTTTTCTCTTGCCTGTTTCACCTCGAGCGGATTGTAAAAAACAGGTTTGCCGTTTTTTACCATAACTTTATGTTCCTGTGCCGTTACGGTCGGCGGTATCATCGCCATAAAAAATTCAGTCTTCGTTGCATTCGATTTCATAATAATCAGCTCCGTGCCATACTTTTAATTTTGGGTCGTAAACTATGTATCCATTAGCGGCTACCTTATCCAATACATAACTTATCAACGCAGAATTTTTGGAAATCCACTTCATTACTTCGTCGTTGATATAACAATAATTCTCTCCATCTTTTCTTCGTTTTAGTGGAGGCATTCTTTTAGCGACTTTTAATCTTTTATCTTTTGAAGTCGATTTGCATTTTGCCATTTTTTACCATTCCTTTCTTAACTTTAAAATTTTGCTTTTAGTCACAGGTCAGGGGAAGGAGTTGTTGTGCGTAAGCTTCGCACAACTACTTCACCCCTGTGACCTTAGGGAACGGACATCGTTTATATATACGGTAGTATATATACTTTTTCTTTCCCTCGGAAAATCTCGAGAAAAAAGTCATTTTCCGTCATTTTTAGAAAAGGAAAATCTCGGGAAATTTTCCTTATTTTCCTTCACGGAAAGGGAAATTCTCGATAAAATTTTCCTTCCAAATTTGACGGAAAGGGAAAATTTATTCGACTTTTTCCTTTTCCTTTAATCCTGTTTTACCGCCGTCAACCCAAAATCCGCCGTGCTCTTTTAATCGATTTCGGACTGTTTTTTCGGTAACTCCAAGATATGTAGCAATGTCATTTATATCTGCCTGACCGTTATTTTCTTCTGCAGTAAACGCTGTCATAATAGATTCTGAGCGTTCTTTTTTGCGTTCCGATTCACTCTTTTTCTTACCGAAATTCTTCTTGTAAGGCGGGTTAAAATCGCCCTCAAAATTACAGTCTTTCAACACACCTGTTGTATCTGATTTGTGTATCGGATAATCAAACCAAAGATTAAGTGCATCAAATGTCGGAAACTCTCGCAGAGTACCCTCTATTCTCCACGCTGACATCCCTTTTACGGTTTTTTCGGCACGGGCAACATCTGACATCATCAGCTTAAAAGACTGTTCAGGAAGCGTTTTGCGTGCGATGTCAATCATATTATTTGCCATTACCAAATCGTCCTGCGAACACACTTCGCTGATTTGGTTAAAACGACCTATCCAGTCTTTGCAGATTTTACAGGTTCTTTCATCCTTTTGCTGCTTCATCAAATCTTCGCTGATTTCAAGCCTTGTAAGGTCAAGGAGTGCGTCAGGGTCACGGGCAAAAACACCCGAACCCGAAACTCTGTCCATTGACTTTTTACCGCCCTGAGCACCTTTGGAATGGTGGTGACAGTAGATTACCGCACATCCGATTTCTGTACACACCTTGTCAAACTGGTTGCAGAAGTGTGCCATTTGGTCTGCGCTGTTTTCGTCACCCGTGATAACCTTGTATATCGGGTCAATTACTACGGCTATAAAGTTGCCTTTCAGTGCTCTGCGAATAAGCATAGGTGCTAACTTATCCATAGGCACGGACTTGCCACGCAAGTTCCAAATATCAATCCTATTTAAGTTTTTGGGTTCAAGTCCTAACGCTTCATATACATCCTTGAATCTGTGAAAACAGGACGCACGGTCAAGTTCAAGATTCACATACAAGACATTGCCCTGCGCACACTTAAAGCCGAACCATTCTGTTCCCTCGGCAATTGCAATACACAATTCGATAAGACCAAATGACTTACCTGCTTTTGAGGGTCCGCCGAGGAGCATTTTATGTCCCTGTCGCAATACTCCCTCAATCAGAGGCGGAGCAAGTTCGGGAGGATTTTCAAAAAAATCTGCAAGCTTGTCAAGCTCGGGCAAGTCATCGTTGATACTTTCCACCCAGTCTTTCCATTCGGCAAAGTCTGATTTACCGATGTTAGTGTCAATAATAAACTGCTTTTTGCCGTTGCGGATAACACCGGGCATACGGCTCAGCCTTGACGGATTGCGGTTTTGCTTGTCAATTTCAAAGCCGTTTTTACGGCATACATTGTAGAGATAATCAACCCTTTTGCGGTATTCGTCATAGTTTGCGGCATCAATCTTAACGATAGCGTGGACTGATTTTCCGCCCGAATAAACAAGCACCGCAACAGGCAATTCAAGTTCTCTGATGATTGCATTCTGTTCTTCAAGAGCCATACAGTCAGATTCCACGAGAGCATAACGATAATCGGTTACATTCTCATTTTTTACACCCTTGCCGTCCAATGGGTTGAACCTTATCCACGCTCCTGCCTCGGGTTTGTAATCGCCGAATACATTTGAAATATCACCGTTGCAATTATTAAGTGCGGCAATAAGCTCACCTGCTGTACGGTCACAACTGCCTTGTGTTGGCGAATATTTAACCTTGCCGTTGTCATTTTTTTTATAAGTTTCAGTAACATAGCCTACATTTTCCGAGCTATCAAAGAGAGTTTCAATGTAGGTCACAATCTCATTTACCGGGTTCCAGTTTGTAGGCTCGTGAAACTTTACACCCTCACAGGTATTTACACCAATATCGCCCTTATCACCCTGCTCAAAAGCAATTTCGTCATTCCAGCCGAGTTCTTTCGATTCACGAAAAGTCATCCCCCTGTCTTTTGCCATTTGGACTATTGTGCCTGCTGTGACAGGTGAAGCAGAGCCGTTAAAGCTCTGCCATTTCTTTTCACATTCTCCGTTGTGATAGCGGTTGTCTGCTCTGCTCCAATCGTCCCAGTCCTTTACGCTGTATCCCTCTTGTTTGAGTGCCATTCCGACATTTACCCATTCTTGGTAGTCAAGCTCTGACGGACTGATGTATTCAAGTGCATTAAGTAAGTCCAACCGTATTCACCTCGCTTTGCGGTACATATGTTTTCGGGTTAATGTTTTTCGGAGTTCTCCAACCGTTTGCGGCAATCCTTGAAATCAAAGCTGACGCTTCGTCAAACTGCCATTTGCCCACGTGCTGAAAACCTCTGCTTTCAAGCATACGGATTTGTTTAGGTGTGGTTAAGCCCTCAATTCTTCGCTTTTCGAGCCTGTCAAGAATAAGTTTTGCTTTGCCGGCACTCTGAATTTCATCAGGGAATATTCCGAGCTTTTCAAGCTTTGCTTTCTGTTTGTCTGTAGGCGGAGAACACTCCCAGCCGAATGCAGGAACATATCCTGCAAGGTCCTGCGCCTGAATTGACATTTCGTACTGCAACGGATCTACAAGTTTGCGTTTGCGTGTTCGCATTTCCGCAAGCTGATTTGCAAGCGCTTCTTCACGCTGAGCCACAACATCTTCGCTTGCTTTTTCCTCTGCTTCTTCAATATCAATCGGACATCCTGCCTGTTCCGATAAGTTTTCGGTCATTTTTTGTGCGACTTCTTCATTGTCACAAATGAGATGTGCAGGTCTGCAAAGTTCGTGTCTTTCGGTGTGCCACAAAAAGTCGAGCAGCAAAAGCTCCGTCTTGTTTGGAGCAAGTCTTGTACCTCTGCCGACCATTTGGCAGTAAAGCCCACGCACCTTTGTAGGTCTTAAAACGACAACGCAGTCAACACTTGGGCAGTCCCAACCCTCGGTTAAAAGCATTGAGTTGCACAGCACGTTGTACTTATCATTTTCAAAATCCTGCAATACTTCCGCTCTGTCTTCGCTGTTACCGTTGACCTCTGCCGCTTTAAAGCCTTTTTCGTTCAAAATGTCTTTAAATTTCTGCGATGTTTTTACAAGTGGTAAAAACACAACAGTTTTACGGTTCTTACAGTATTTTTTCATTTCTTCGGCAATCTGATAAAGATACGGATCAAGTGCCGTGTCAATATCACTTGCTTTAAAATCTCCTGCCTGTGTGGCAACTCCCGAAAGGTCAAGTGTAAGCGGTATTGTCACAGCTTTAATCGGTGACAGATATCCCTCTTTGATAGCCTTAGGGAGCGTGTACTCATACGCAAGCGAATCAAATACTGTTCCTAAATTTTTCATATCTCCTCGGTCGGGTGTTGCGGTAACACCCAACACTTTTGCATTGTCAAAATGCTCAAGCACACGCTGATAGCTGTCGCTGATTGAGTGATGTGCTTCATCAATAATGATTGTGTCGAAATAATCGCTGTCAAAGTTTGACAGCCTTTTCTCACGCATAAGCGTCTGTACAGAGCCTACAACAACCCTGTTCCACGAACCTATGCAACTTTGCTCGGCTTTTTCGACTGACGAATTAAGCCCTGTTGCTTTTTGGATTTTGTCCGCCGCTTGGTCGAGCAATTCTCCACGGTGGGCAAGTATCAGCACCCTGTCACCTCGACGGACACATTCTTCGGTGATTTTTGCAAAAACTATCGTCTTGCCACAGCCTGTAGGCAAGACAAGTAATGTTTTTAGGTTGCCGCTTTCCCACTCGGAGAAAACGGCATTCTTTGCTTCATTCTGATACGGTCGAAGTTGCATTAAAAGCTACCCGGTGTCCAGTTATTCGGCATCGCAGTATTTGGCGTTGCAGGCTGTGTGTTATACTGTGGCGGATATGTAGGCTGTACATACTGCTGAGGTGCAGACTGTGCTACGGCAGGCGATATCGTTGTCACCTGCTCATCGTATGCATAAAAATACTTGATGTCATTTGTTACGCCCTCTGTGCCGTCATTCTTCACATATTTGCGGATGATAACCTGACATTTACCTTTCTTGCCGATAATGCCTGTCCAGTCCATACGGAGCGGTTCGCCGTGTTTTTTCATTGACACGGATAAAAAGAGCTGTGACAATTTCCATTCAAGTGAGGAGTGCAGTACGAAATTAACTGTAATTTCTCGCTTGTCATCTGCTCCCCACACATCAAAAGTCACCTTTGCCATATTGCACGGCGGCAGTTTGCCTTTACCCTGTGAGCGAGCACGCTCAACCTTTGCTACTGTAAAATCATAATCACCCTCGGGGAGCGGTTCATAATTTCCGCCCTCTTCGGTTATTTCGTCGTTCCAACCAAATTCTCTATCCATTTATACATCTTCCTTTCTTATTCAAACGGTAAGTCACGGTTGCTCTGAACTACTTCAAGCACTTTATTCCATCCTGGAATAATGCAACCGTTAATAAATCGTGGGTCATAGTTTGTGATTGGTGTATCGTAAGGGTAGTGTCCCTGTGTAAACACCGCCTGTCTGATTTCGCTTTCATCAACACCGTTAGCTCTCATAAGGTCGGCAAGAGCTTTTGGTATGCCCTCGGGAATATTGACAGATTTATCATTCTGTATCTGAGGTGTTGACAGCGGTACAGATTCGGGAGTTTTTTCAATTTGCGTAGTTTGTGGTACAGGCTGTGTCGCAGGCTCTGCCTTAGGCGGCTGAGGTATCGGATTCTGCGGAACAGGAGCGTTATTTACAGGTGCAACATCATTAAAAATATGGGCAATGCCTGCATAGCTAAAGTCCATTTCTTCGGGCAGTCCGTGACGGTTCTTTGCATCCCAACAAGGGTGATGGAGCGTGTACATCACTCTCCCTCCGCCCTGTGCCTTGTACTTTCTGCCTTCTTTGTCGGTCGCTACCGCTACTGTTTTATAATTTGCAAAAAGCACCATATCCGCCCATTCTTTTACAAGCGGAGAAATCTGTGAAGCAGTCTTTTTGCCGAGTTTTAGCTCCCAACGGTCATACTCGCCGATTTCATCAGGCTGTGAAAACTTGCGGAGCTGTGCGTGTGCGGTAAGCACAACATTGATACCTCTGTCAATCAAATCTTCAAGGCTGTTCAAAAATCTGCCGAACTCCTCTTTTTCGTAAACATATCCGTTTCCGTAACCGAAATCCTCAATACCTTTTTTGCCGTACTTTGAGCAAATATCATCAATACAAAGCTGTTCCGCCCAGTCGATTGTATCAATAACAACCGTCTTGCATACAGTCGGATTGCTTTTGATATATTCAAGCTGACTTTTGAGCATAGTCCACGATGTCGGCTTATCCATTCTCGCAACATCAAGGTTTTTTGTGCTGCCCTCCGTGTCGATAAACAGAGGATTCGGAAACTGTGAAGCAAATGTTGATTTGCCGATACCCTCGGGACCGTAAATTACAACCTTTTGAGCCGACTTGATTTTACCTCTTGTGATGTTCATTATCTCACCCCCTGTACATCTGAAAAATTGATTTTATTGCCGTCAACATCAATGACAACATAGTCGATTGCATAGTTAAGCAGTTCGTTTGTCAAATCCTGTATTGACTTGCCTGTCATACCTGCAATCAAAACAATTCTTGAATAGTTTTCAGGCATAATCTTGACCTTGGTATAACCGCAGGCAAGCTCTCTGTGTGGATTGCATTTGATTACACATTCATTTGTATTTGTTTTTGCTGTTGTTTTAGCTGTAGTTCTTGTAGCCATAATTAAAACTCTCCTTCTGTCCAAGTCGGTGTTGTAACAGGTGTGGTTGTTTCGGACTTAATATAGCCGTCCTCGATGATTATTGAACATTCATCACCGTTTGAAACTCTTGTTGCAATAGCCTGCAATCCCTCTGATTCAAGCCATTTTGCAAAGTCTTTGAGTGTGTCGGTATCCATTTGTTCGAGCTTGTCAAGCAGGACAAATCCGCATTCGGGATTGAGCTTGCGAACAATTGCCGTAGCGACACGAAGCTGTTCCGAACCGCTCATGTTGTCCCACTTAAAACCGTTATATGTAAGCTCGCCATTTTCAACCGATAAGCCGTCAAGGGGCAAGTTTGCGTTGTTGAGCAGGTCATATTTTGTTTTGCGGATTTCTTCAAGCTGTGCTGTCATATCGGCGTACTTGCCGTAATATTCCTTTGCGTCCTCATCAGCTTTCGCTTTATCGAGGTTGGCTCTGACTTTGCGGTTAATTTCGTCAATCTCGGTAATGTTTCTTTCAAGCTCTGCCGTGCTTTCATCGTGCAGTTCGGCAACGGTCTTTCTGCTCTGTTCAAGCTGTGCAAGCACTTTTGTAAGCTCAGAATTGTATTTTCTCAAATCCTCGTTAAGCCTGTTGATTTCGCTCTGCAAATTGTTGGCACGGCTTTCAAGGTTATCTTTTTCTGCTCTCAGGCGGTTATTTTCACCGTTGCATGCAAGAATTTCCTGCTGTTTATTGATAAGTTCAGAGGCTGATACAGGTTCATTCGGCACGCCTTCGTATTCGGGCATTTCGGCGGCGAACTTTTTCTTTTGGTCTGCAATCTGACCGATAGCACGGCGCTCGTTATACACCTGTGTTTCCTGCGTTTCAAGCTCGTAAACTCTGTTGCCTACACCGATAATCTGCAGGAGCGTGTCAGCCTTTTCTTTGCCGGTTGCATTCATAAATTTCGGCAGGTCAAGAGCAAAGTTGCTGACAAATGCGTCAAGCAAAGCCTGTCCGCCTTTGTTGCCTGCGGTGTCAATTACTTTAAGACTGCTGTTCTTACCGCTACGCTCCACAACTATACCGTTTGAGAGCTTGATTTTTAGATGTGGCGGAATCGTTGAACCCTCACGGTACGGAGCAGACGGAGCGAAACGATTACCGCCGAGAGTCCACGCAATTGCGTCAAGAACAGATGTCTTGCCCTGTCCGTTTTTACCGCCCAACACGGTAAGTCCGTTTTCGGTCGGTTCATAAGCAACCGCCTTTACTCTTTTTACATTTTCGATTTCAAAAGCTGATATTTTTACTGACATATTAAAGTCCTCCTTGATTGTTTAGCTATTGTGTTTTTGAATATAAAACCAGCCGTGAAAAATCCTACCCATATCCTCATTTGGCACAAGTCCGATTTTATATGTCTGATTTTTAAATCCCTCAAATGCTTTATACGCATCAAAAGTATCTGTACTTACGATTTTAACGCCATAACTACCATACTTTATATCGCCTTTCCTACTGCTCTCTTCAAAAGTAAGTCGGCGACTGTTGTGTTCATTCAAAGATATTCTAAAGAAAATAAATTCTTGTGTTACAGCGACCGTAAGGTAATTTCCTCTTTTTAAAGCAGGAATATTTCCGAAAGTAATTTTCACACAAGGTGTGTTATGATTTGATGTTGTGAATGTGATTTTTACATCATAGTCCTTATCTATCAGATAAATATCATTCACTTTTGATTCATTGCCTTTAGGAATAATATTTCTTTCAATCATTTCATTTGTAATCATTGAGAGAATTGAAGGAATAGGTTTTTGCATTTATAATTATCCTCCTTGACAATTCGCTTAAAATTGTCTATCATTTAATTAAGGTATTTTTCTTTGTCCGTTGAGGCTTTGCAGAGCTTCAGCGGATTTTTCTTTGCAATTGCAATTAATATTTAACATTGATATAATCCAACACCCTTGCCCAGCCGTATCTTTCGCCTGTTTTATCATCTGTGCAGCAGTTATACATCCAATACTCCCACTCTTTAGGATTTTGCTCTTTAAGTAAGTCAAATCTATGAGGGCGCTTTTCCAAGTGCAAACCAAATCCGCACATTGAACAACCTGTTCTTTGAGCCTTGGTTGTGTACAAAGTACCATCTTCTTGCCTCTCGATTTTTCCGTATATTTCGGGAACAGGAACATTTAAATCAAGAGCAAGTTGCAAAATGTCCTGTCTGTTAAAAATCGCAAACGGTGCTGATCTGATTGTAGATTTACCGAAATAATTACAACCATTTATCATTAAGGATTTAGCTCTTCTTCCGCCTTCGGAAGCCATCAAGCCAAGATAAGGCACGCTGTTATGTTCTTTTGCCCAAATGTCACAAGGCTTTTCTTTTAGATAATAGCAGCATTTTGATGACACTTTGAAATTTGGAATTTGGTAATTTGTACCCTCTTCATTGTTCGCATAACCGCCGAACTTTTCAAGCCATTTTTGCGACATTTTCATACGACTGTTTTTTTGATAACCGCCATAGGCCCCTGTTTCGCCTGTTACAATAGCGTGTCGAACAGTTTTGTTTTTTTCGGTCGGATTTGCAAGTAATTCAATCTTGGCGGCAATTTCTTTTGATAAGACAGGAAATCCAAACTCCTGAATTATATCCTGTTTAGTCCAGCGGTGTTCTTTTCCTGCACTGTCAACATACCGAACTGATGGCTTTAACCTTTCAATTCCGAGCTCTTTATGTATTTTTTGAATACTCGAATCTTCAAGATAAGAAACGCTGATTCCTGGGGCATGGATTCCGATCGACTTTAAAAAGATAAATAATGTAATGCTATCAAGACCGCCTACCGAAACGTGATAGTCTAATTCTCGTCTATCGCATTCTTCAGCAAATTCTCTCGCTCTGATAGTTGCATACTTAACTTTAAATTCATAATCCTGTTTTTGCTTAACAATGAAATCAGAGATTTTTCTCTGTCCGTCAATTCTTTCCATTCGTTCAAAAACATTTTCTTTCATTTCTTCACCCCCACACATTCAAAACCGAAGGAATCGGATTCAGGCGTTTCAAGGACTTTGAGCTTGCGTTTTAGCTCTCTGTTTTCGTGCCTATAACCGCTTGACGCTGTTTTTTCAAGTGCAAGGTCCGTTCTTGCGTTTCTCAGCTCAATGCTGAGATGTCTGTTCTCTGCTCTGAGGCTCTCATTCTCCTTAAGCAGTTTTCTGCGTGTAAGTAAATCTTTAAATGCCATTTTGTGTCGTTCCTTTCATTGGGTTTGAACCGAGAATATAATTGAGAAACGGTATTCTCGGAATACGGATAGATGTGCCGACTACAATTACATTGAATCCCAATTTTTCGGGTTCGTCCTTTGCCTGTTCACGCAACTTTTGCGGAGCAACTCCAATAGCCTTTGCGGCGTCCTCAGAAAGCAAATAGAAATCACTGCTATCCATAATTTCTTTGATTTTTTTGTTCATCTGAACTGTGTCCATATAAACACCTCCCTACTTTATTTCAATTAACATCTTTTTCGATTGTACAGTCACCTCTGTAATCGCTTTTCAGCAGATTCATAAATTCTGCGATTTCATCGGGTGTGCCTGTTATCTGCATTGTTCTCACCTGCTTTCTGTTTTACCTATCTTGATTTCTACACCCAAAGCCGTTAAGAGCCTGTCGGCATTTTCAAGAGAAATGCTCTTCTTTCCTTTCTCCCAATACTGAATAGCTCTTTTAGTAAAGCCTGATTTTTTAGCAAGCTCACTTTGCGAAAGACCTTTCTGTTTCCTGCTTTTGAGCAATATTTCAGCAAATTCATTGATGTGCATTGATTTCACAGTCCTTTTGTGTTATACTATATTTAGTGGTGAACCCCAATTCACTAACTATATACAGAAAGCGAGGTGAAATTAATATGAATCATTCATCACTTAAGAAAAGTTTAATAATAGCTATGTCTTGTATCCCGGAAGTCGAAGGTTTAGAAGAAAACAACTTGATATTAACAACTTCTGCCGGAATCATTTCAGGTAAAGTGCCGTCTGAGCAGGAAATAGACGATGAAAAATCTTTGTGCAGTGTTTTCTATAAGATTTGCGATAATACTAAAGAAGAATACTTTAAAAATATTTCTTCTACAGATTCTGAACCTGTAATTGTCGGTAATGATGGTTACATAATCTTAAAAGATGTAAAAATAAGGTCAACATCGTCCAATACAATTACTCATATGCCTTTTATGGTTGTATTCTATGACCAAATTATCGGCGTTACTATTGGAAATATTAACTGATGTTACTTTTGTTTGCTGACTTTGTACTTGCAATACAAGGTCAGCAATTTCTTTTGATGTACCTTTTACTGTTATTTCCACTATATCACTCCATTCCTACGCTGTTTTCTGCTGTTCGGCAAAGTCCGTTTAATGGGACTGTGATTGTGGTATTATTGATTGTGTGGGTGTTGGTTTAGTTATTAGTTTTATCACGCTTTAAGCGTAATTCAGAGCCAAAAAAAATAAAATCAATCGGGAAATCGTAAAGTTCACCGATTTTATGAACCATATCCCAGTCAGGAACATTAGCACCACTTTCGTAGTTTTGAAGAGTTCTTTCATTGATTTTAAGTCTTGAAGCGGCTTCTTTCTGCGAATATCCTGCATTTACTCTTGCCGCCGCAAGTGTGATTTTAGGATAATTAACTTTAGTGTTGAGCATTTCGTCACCTCCTTACAGCTCTAATAATATCACGCTAAAAGCGTAATGTCAAGCTAAAAACGAAATATTTTTAAAAATATCTTGATTTTTTTACGCTTTTAGTGTATGATTTAGATAAATAAAAGGTAGGTGTTCAATATGACAGATAACAGTGAAATGAACAAAAAGATATTCGCTAAAAATTTCAATTATTATCTTGCCATAAATAATAAAACTCAGGCTGATATTGTTTCAGACTTAAAAATCACAGCCTCAACAGTTTCAGACTGGGCAAATGCAAAGAAGTATCCACGAGTAGATAAAATGCAAATGCTTGCAGATTATTTCGGAATACTTAAATCGGATCTAACGGAAGAACACGCAACATCAAAACTTACTGATGATATAGAACTTCAGGAATACCTTGAAGAACTCAAAAACAGAAGTGAAATGCGTATGCTGTTCAGCCTTGCAAAAGGTGCTACAAAAGAAGATGTTGAAAAAGCTGTTCGTATCATTGAGGCATTGCAAAAGGATGAATGATTATTGGGCGATATTTATATTAGAGGAATCGAACTGCCGCTGACTGTAAAAGGTGTTACTGTTGTGGATTCAGACGGTAATTTCAATGTTTACATAAATATTTTATTAAGTCATGCTGTTCAGCAAAAAGCAACAAAACACGAATTGAAACATATTAAATCAGAACACTTTTATGATTATGAGCCTGTTGTTTATAACGAACTTGAGGCTAATGCAATTTAGAGTAGCAAAAATAATGATGTCACCCGTGTTCAAATCCTCGGTCTTGTAAAAGAAGTCAGTAAATCGTTACAGTGAGAAAAGCTGTTTTACTGTAACAGTTAAATTTGTAAAAATATATTGATTTTGTGAATTTCTCGGTGTATAATTATACTCAATTCGTAAAAACAGCCTATTTTTACGAATTGCTTTTCTGATATATGCGTATAATTGTTAAATTACGGCATATAATACTTATTGGAGAGGTGATACATTTGGGGTATAAATCTTTAGATAAGCTGTTTTATTCTGACAAAGAAAATTATGAAAAAATTTACAACGAAAGGTATAAAAGCGAATACGCAATACACTTAGATTTTCTGATACACGATAACCCTGCTTTTTTTGTGATGATACCCGAATTTATTACGAAAATTCGTGACATTTATAAAACCGATAAGCAAATCAAAGCTTTAAGGGATTCATTACCCGAAAAAGCAATTGACCATTTCGCTATCAGATGTTTGGTTGATGAAATTGTAAAGACAAATGATATTGAAGGTGTTTACAGCTCAAGAAGAGAAATTAACAGTGTCTTGTCAGAACTGGAAACAAAGAGCCATGGGAAGCGTTTTATGGGGCTTGTGCAAAAATATCTTATGTTGCAAAAAAATGAAACTATGTCCTTTGACACCTGCGAAGATATCCGCAACCTGTACAATGATTTAGTATATTTTGAAATCGAAGAAGATAACCCGTCTGATTTGCCTGACGGTAAAATCTTCAGAAAAGATTCAACAAGCGTCCTCAGTGCAACGCAAAAAGAACTTCACAGAGGAGTTAATCCCGAAGGAAAAATTATAGAGTGTATGAATAAAGCGTTGGCAATACTTAATGACAAAAGCATTGAGTGTGTTTTCAGAATATCAATTTTTCATTACCTCTTTGGTTACATTCATCCTTTCTATGACGGCAACGGAAGAACATCCCGTTTCATCAGCAGTTACTTGTTGTCAAAAGAATTTGAATCAATTATCGGTTACAGAATGTCTTATTCTATTAAAGAGAACATAAACGATTACTACAAGGCATTCAAGGTGTGTAATGACCCGAAAAACAAGGGAGATTTAACTCCTTTTATAATTATGTTTACCGATATTATTGATGATTCGTTGCACAAGTTGGTGTACGCTTTGGAGAAAAGATTAGAGCAACTGACACATTACGGAAAGTGCATTATCTTTCTGCCTAAAGGCGCCGACGAAAAATATAGTGATCTGTATTTTTTGCTTATTCAGGCAAGTTTGTTTTCCGAAAGCGGAATAAGCACAAAGGAGCTAATGGATGTTATGAAATTAAGCAGAAGTACAGTTACAAACCGGTTAAACACCCTGTCTGATTACGGTTTAATAATCAAAAAAACTTTAGGCAATATCCGTTGCTACAGTCTCGACATAGATAAAATAGATACAATAATGGAAGAGATAAATAAATAAAAAAACCGCCCTGACCTGTTGGCGCAAGTCGGAGCGGAAACCACCACACAGGGTGCAGTGATACTACTAAAAGCAATAATATTGTATCACACTCCCCTGAATTTTTCAAGTTTTGAATATCAGGGGATTTTTGCACCCTTTTTTCAAACAAAAGGAGTGTATAAAATGAAACTGCCTAACGGCTACGGCTCTGTTTATAAGCTGAGCGGAAACAGGCGCAATCCGTGGGTTGCCTGCGTGACAATAGGCTACAACAAAGAAACACGCAATCAGGAACGCAGGGTTATTGGCTACTTTCCCAACAAGCCGAAAGCTCTGAACGCTCTTGCTGATTACAATCAAAACCCGTTTGATGTTGATTCGGCAAGACGCACTTTTTCAGAAATTTATGAACTTTGGTACAAGGAGTTCATCACCGAAGACACAAATCCGAACACCAAAAGACAGTATAATGCAGCATACAAACAATGCTCAATGTTATACAATCGCAAGATGTCCGATATAAAAATCATTGATATGCAACGAGTTCTCGACAACTGCAACAACGGTTATCAATCGGTTAGGCGAATTAAAATTCTGTTGAACAAAATCTACGAATACTGCATATTTCACGATATGCTCCATAACAATCTTGCAGAAAAATTGAAAATCAATGCCAAGTCAGATGAAACAAAACGAGCACGCAGGGAGTTTTCGGAAAGCGAAATAAATCTTTTGTGGGAATATTCAAATCTTGATTCGGTAAAAATAGTGCTTATGCTGATTTATTCGGGAGTGCGTGTGTCCGAATTGCTCGACCTAAAAATTTCAAATGTAAACCTTGACGAACAGACTTTCTTTGTTGAAAGTTCAAAGACCGATTCAGGTGTACGAACCGTGCCTATAGCAGACAAAGTACTGCCGTTTTGGCAGAAATTCATCAGCGATTCTCAATGTGGATATGTTCTGAATAATACCAATGGCAAGCCGCTGAAATACGATAACTTTAAACGTAACTACTGGACACCTCTGCAAAACGATTTAGGATTTGACCACACCATACACGAAACAAGACATACCTGCATTTCAATGCTTGTATCGGCAAATGTGAACCACACAATCATCAAAAAAATAGTCGGTCACAAGTCGAAAATGGACTTGACCGAAAAGGTTTACACCCACATTAACCCCAAAGAATTGGTGAACGCAATCAACAAAATATAGTCTTATATTATCCTGAATTGTTCATAATTATGTTCCGTAGCTTACATATAGCTAACAAAATCCCCCATTTTCCCCATTCCTATCCCCCTTGCAAGTTACCTGCACCAGTAAAGGTGGTTTTTTAACCGCCTTTTATTTTTTGCCAAAATTACTTAAAATGCCTTAAAAGTGGCTTAAACACTGGGTTTTTGAGATTTCAAAAATTCAGTTGAGTAATTTTGAATTAAGTTAAAACAAGATAAAATGCAGTCAAACTTACTGTCAAACTTACTGTCATTTTAGTTTGCCTGCCGATTTTCAAAGGAACAAGATAATATATTTTAAAATTTATTACATCGTAACACAAAAGATTTTTTATTATTAAAACAACAAAGAGGTTAAGCAATTTTTTCTAATGCTTAACCTCTTTTTTTATTTTGTTGATTACAGAGCATTCCCATACCATAACTACCCTCTGTATTTTGTTCTCAATTAACATTATACTTCATCCCCTACAAGTATTTCTCATTTTACCCTACTGATTTAAAAGCCTCTTCAGCTGTAGCATAAACATTTTCTGGTGCTATGCAAAACCACCTTTTATGAGTACATTCTTTGGTTGACTCGTTATATTCAGGTGTAAGCTCTACATCGAATTGAGAGTCAAAAGAACCGAATAAACCTACACTACATCTTAATACATCAGAAGTGTCTTTATCAATACAGTAAACACTTCTATGTTCAAGTCTTGCTTTTTTAATATCTCTGATTTTCATTAAAATACCTCCTTTAAGTCCTGTATAATTTTTCTTCTTAGGGTTGAAGTCATTGCTATACCTATCAGGTGAGATTCTACTGTCGTTATAGAAATTTCTTCATCCTTGATTGCTTTTGATAATACCCTTATGTATTTATTATAGTCAGGGTGCTTTACCGCTTCCTTAGCTGATAGGTGAAAAATATTCTTTAAACCCTCATCACCTACAAAACTACATATTGTCATCTTAATACCTCTTTTCTATTTTAAATATGATTGCTTTTCTATTAAAAAGTGTACCACATATAAATCACAACCAGTAAACCTACTACTACTGAACAGATAAATAGTAGTACTCCAATATCCATATACTCTACAACCTTTCTATTTTTAAATAAGTAATTATTTTTACACTATTAATACCCTTGGTTTTCCATTTTACAAATTACTGAAATACATAAATAGCAATAAACATTAACACCATAGCTACTAAGGAAGAAATAATTACCAAGATACCTAAAAAGCTATTCCTACCATAAGTTATACTATATAAATGATTCTCATATGTCGCTACCAAAGCTACAATAAAAAACATTACAAGGAAAATATATAAAATTATCATAAGTACAACCACACCTTTCCTTTTATTTTATTATATTATACCATATATTATAATTAAATTGAATACTTTCTTTAGTATAATATTTATTTTTAGCATAGAAAAAGAGGGTTCATAAAGAACCCTCTCTTCCCAATAACTTTTAAGGATTTATACTTGCTGTCAAATTTAATTATCTGTACTCATAGTGACCGCCGTCTTTAACCTTTTCATCATAAGGTTTTACCCATTCCTTCTTCTCTACTGTTTTTGTGCCTGTCTGTACATATTCTTCTTCAGTATGGTATGAACCTTTACCACTGTTGTTATCCACTTCCCACTCCAAATGATCTAACAAAGTGTTAGAATCGGAGAACTGTTTACCGCAGTCATTGCATACATCATAGCTCACCCAACCGTAAACTGGCTCTTCCTTTGTACCTACTACTTCCCAGTAACCTTCGTGGTGTACTGTTTTGTAGTCATCCACCCATACCTTCTGCTTTGGCTTTTCTGTAGTTGTTACAGTACTTGAAGAAGTGCTTGGCTTAGCTGGCTTCTGGTTATTACTTGAGGAGTTGCTTGGCTTAGCTGGCTTCTGATTATTACTTGAAGAGTTGCTCGGCTTAGACGCTGGCTTCTTGTCGTTATCAGATGTATTTGTCTTTGAAGTATTGTCTTTCTTTGATGATGTGTTTTCTTTTCGGTGTTACCCTTGTTGCTGTTGTTTTTGTTAGATACCGTAGTTTTTACATCGTCAACCTTAACTGTAACTGTCTTACCGTCATCGGTTTTTACTTCTACTTTGCCGTCTTTTACTTCGACTTTCTTACCATTCTTGTCTGTGATGTTGCCGTCTTTGTCGACCTTGATTTCACCCTTGTCTACCAAATCTTTAACTGCCTTTGGTACTGTAGTCTTAGGTACAGTTGTTGGAACAGTTGATGTCTGTACGGTTGAAGATATTACTGACGGTTCTGTCGGTTCTTTCTCAGCGTTAC